TTTGAAATAGTCACTGTCGATGTAGTCGCCCAGCCTAGTGCTCCTAACGCTTACCCTAAGGCAATTTATGAAGGTTTGATGAACATGAGATATGGTCATCATGTACTTGAAATTGCTCGGGACGCTGGAAAGGACGACAAAGTACAAAAGTATCTGAAAGACGAAGTTTCTCGTCTAATCAGAGACCTAAAGATTTAGGAGAAGCGCATGTTAGATGCAATCAAACCACTACTGGATAGCGATTTGGTAAACGAAGACACCCGTCAGGCTATTTCCGAAGAATGGGAAGCAAAGATGGTTGAAACCCGTGAACAAATGCGTACAGAACTCCGCGAGGAATTTGCACAACGCTATGATCATGACAAAACAGTGATGGTGGAAGCCCTAGATCGTATGGTAACAGAAGGCCTGCAAAGTGAAATTGCTTCTATTCAAGAAGAGAAAAAAGCTCTTGCAGAGGACCGTGTAAAGTTTGCTAAGTCAATGTCAGAAAACACCGAGAAGTTTAACAACTTCATGGTAACAAAACTGTCAGAAGAACTGCGTGAACTACGCAAGGACCGCAAAGTACAAACTGAAGGTTTTGAGAAATTAGAATCCTTTGTTGTTGGTGCTTTGGCCGACGAAATCAAGGAGTTTGCTGCTGATAAGAAGGACCTAGTTGAAACCAAAGTTAAACTAGTTTCTAATGCACAACAACAACTTGAAACACTTAAGAGCAAGTTCGTAACTGAAAGTGCTAAAAAGATGAGTGCAACTGTTGCTAAACATCTTAAGAGCGAACTTGGCCAACTACATGAAGACATCAAAACTGCTCGTGAGAACAATTTTGGTCGTCGTATCTTTGAAGCATTTGCCACAGAATTTGGTGCTACTCATCTCAATGAGAATGAAGAAGTACGCAAGCTAAGTGCTGTAATTGCCGAAAAAGACAAACAGTTGGCTGAAGCCATCGAAGCTAGCGAGAAGCAAAAAGTGCTTGTCGAAAGCAAAGAACAAGAAATCAAAGTCATCAAAGAAGCCAATGAGCGTGAGGCTACATTGGAAGAACTTCTAAGCCCTCTTAACACTGAAAAGAGAGCAGTGATGACATCGCTACTTGAAAGCGTTCAAACATCCCGCTTGAAGAACGCTTACGAAAAGTATTTGCCAGCAGTTTTAGCCGAAGGAGTAAGCAAAAAGCAAGCTACTTTAACTGAACAAACTGGTAATAAAACTGCCAAGGTTGAAAAGACCAATATCGACGCTGACAGCAACGTTATTGACCTTAAGCGCCTAGCAGGGCTTTAAAAAGAAAGAAGGAGACAGAAATGTCACAAGAACTACTAGAAAGCCGTTGGGATGAGACCAAAGAAGCCCTCCTAGAAGGCCTAAATGGTGCTCGTCGCTCAACTATGGGTGTTGTCCTTGAGAACACTCGCAAACACTTGGCTGAAAACGCAACTGCTGGTGCTACCGGTTCAGGTAACATCGCAACACTAAACCGCGTTATTCTTCCAGTAATCAGACGTGTTATGCCAACTGTTATTGCTAACGAGTTGGTTGGTGTTCAGCCAATGACTGGCCCTGTTGGTCAGATTCATACACTTCGTGTACGTTATGCTCAAGCATTAACAGACAGTTCAGCAGCTGCTACAAGCACAACTGCTGGTGAAGAAGCACTAAGCCCATTCAAGATTGCACAGGCTTACTCAACAGTTGCTAACGCTACTAGCTCAGCTAGCAGCTACACTGGTGCTAGCACAGCTACACTAGAAGGCGACGGTGGTAAGAGCATTAGCGTACAGATCCTCAAGCAGGCTGTAGAAGCTCGTACTCGTAAGCTACAAGCTCGTTGGACTTTTGAAGCTGCTCAAGACGCTCAAGCAATGCACGGCATTGACGTTGAAGCTGAAATCATGGCAGCTCTAGCTCAGGAAATCACAGCTGAAATTGACCAAGAGATCCTACTTTCTCTTCGTACACTAGCTTCAACTGAGTTTACATACAACCAAGCTACCGTTTCAGGTACAGCTACATTTGTTGGTGACGAACATGCTGCTCTAGCAGTTCTAATCAACAGAACAGCTAACTTGATTGCACAGCGCACACGTCGCGGTGCAGGTAACTACGCC